TGGTAACAAGTCATCGTTGGCGAGACCTTGCCAGCCCTGGGCCATCCGCAGAATATCCCAAGCCTTAGCGCGCATGGTGTTATACGTGCAGACTTTCACCGTTTCGACTGGCTCGCCATCCATGTAGGCGCTAATTAGTAGCTCGGCATCGTGCAGGTTGCGCGACCACCTATTATTTGGGCTGAGTGCAGCCACGACAGCTACAGCGACCGCGAACGGTACCTCGTACTTGTTCGCGATGGCCTTGCATGCCTGATTTGCGCTCGCGTACCAGTTTATGCCGTCGTCAATTTCAGCTTGTGTCGCTTGGGCGAACGTGGCCAGTATGTTGCCCACAAAGCGGGATTGTTGTTCTGGTGTCATTTCAAATTTAGGCATTTTGTCATTGCTCCTGGTTTGTTACTGGTAGCATTCGGCTATGAATTGGGCCGCTAAAAGCGACGTGTCTGGGTCGATACTGACCATCTGCAAGTCTGCGATGGCCTGTAGATTTTCTACAGTTATCTCTATCTCGCGGCGTTCCAATACGCGCGCTGCTTTGTAGAAGTATTGCTCTGCTTGGTATGCGTTCATAATTTAACTCCCCTTTGTGTGTATCTCTTGTCGCCATCCGATGGGCACAAGATTAGGGGCTTGTACTGCGGATACAAGGCCCAGAATGTCTCCATGGCGCAATTAGATAAGAACATGTCGCAAGCAAAAACAGGCCGCAACTGTTGCGACCATTACGAGGTAACTAGCGACACCTTGATTTTATTTGGATGAGCCCTGGGCCAATCAGTGCGTCTAAAACCACGAGTCGACAGCCCCAAAGTGCCCTGTGATTATCTTGTGATTATCTTGAGGATAACTATGTGATTATCTTGTGATTATCTTGTGATTATCTTGTGATTATCTTGTGATTATCTTGTGATTATCTTGTGATTATCTTGGGGAAAACCTGGGGATAACCCTGTGGATAAGCTGTGATTATCCTGGGGAAAAGCTGGGGGTATCCTGTGATTATCCTGTGGACACCCCGGAGGGGGGATTTTCTGGCGCGCGCTGGGGTGAAAGAGGGTCTGTAAATAAGCCCCCTTACCCCCCTTGGGTCTACACAGCGCACACCTTACAGAATGTTTCCTAATGCAATGTCAGCTCCAGCAGCTACCTTGTGTGCTAGCTCCTGCCAATTCCCAGGGTCACTACGGATATGCCCCAGCTTTCTGTTTTGTAAGGATTCGTCTACTGTATCAACCAGCCACTCGATAACGTATTTCTGTTTTAATACATCATCTCCCAAATCATCAGGGATTTCTAAACATGCCCCTACTGTAGGAATGTTAAACCTAGGCTTACCCTCGGAAACTCCCAGGCTAAAAGACCAGGGTGTACCTGAGGTAAGTCTGGACATATCAATATCTGATTGTCCACGTCCTCCTGGTACGAGTTGAGTAATATCCCCATTTTCGTGGCCACCTAGCCATAGTGCAATCCATAAATATTTATTGGTGGAGGATTCTCCCCAAGTCTTACCATGGACAACTAACAGACCTTTATCGTCTACTCTCTTCTCATCATCTTCACTGAGTAGCTCATCATTATAAGGGCTAAGTGGATTACCTACCCCGGTCTTGATGTCTGGGTTAAAAGCTTCCTCACCTCTAGGGTCCCATTCAGGCATACCAATACCTCCTCTTAGTGTGTGTATCTTTTTTCTTCTTATGCCCATAGGGGGCTTTACCCCCCTACGGCATATAGGGGGCTCTACCCCTCAGATGGCGGTAGCTTGTACTGTTGGGCAAATGCGGCCAACGCCCCAGGGAATCCCCGTGGTCGCCACCCCAAATCCCATGCCACCTCAGCCAGGGCGTACATAGAGTTCATAACCTCTTTAATATCACCCTCTATGACGTTCTGCTCGCTGGAGTTGGGAGTTTCTAGAGGCCCGAAGGTTACGGAGACGTGTGCTGGCCGTCTCATTTTGTCCGTCCAACGCGCCTTGATGCGTATGGTGTCGTTCCCCAGCCGTTCTTTCGAGTGCGTGTGTAGCTTCATGTGTCCTCCTCGGACTGTCTTGGTGTGATTGTTTTAGGGCGCACCGAATACGGCGACGCTCTGCTTTAGCCTGTAGCGGGCTCATAGTACCTCCCTGGTAGGGTTGGTTTACCCTGGGGCTCTGCGTCCAGCACAGAGCCACACAGGGCGTTTTATGGAGTATCAGAACACCTGGAGTTGTTTAAGTTCGTCAATCTGCTTTGTCAGGTTCTTAATTCGAGATACGATGCTCTGTTCAGCACCCCGTCCCATCTGCAGGTCTTCGTTTACAACGGACTGTAGGCGGTCTCGCCGCTCAACCAGGGCAATCATGACTTCATCCTCTTCCAGCAAAGAGGCACTTAAATCGACCTGAGAGCCCCAAGAGCGCGTGTGCGGATACTCTTCCTTAGACGATGCGCCGAGACCCCCGTAACGTAGAGGTATTCGTGACCACCGGTCGAGATTTGAGGCACGGCTGGCTGCGAGGTTATCACCGACATCAGATACAAGCGAATGTTTTTCGGCAGCCACAGCGTGAGCGAGGGCGTCCACAATGTCGTCGTGGTCCTTAGATGAGCCTGTTCGTCCATCATAGGTAATCCTTACAAGTTGATTGACAAATTCACCACAATGGTCTGTCTCAATTAGAGACTCAACAATTGCCAATCGTCCTGCACCCATAGGTGGCCCAAGGGATTCGATGATTCGTCGTCCCTTCTGTTGGCCACCAGTTGTGACCTTCTCGACGGTAACAGGATAACCGATGTGAACGAAGTCTGACTCAAGTGTCTCACCAAATAGACCATCTGCCAGTTCTTCCACAACGACTCGCGTTGCTCCGAAGTCCTTGCCAATGTCAGCCACCCGCTTACGAGCAATACTTTTATCTGTTGCACGTACACCCTCCAAGTGAAGTACTATTCCCAGGCCGCCTGCTGTAATTCCTAGTACAGCTACACCAATAGCATCACGGCCAGCAAGACCAGAAGCGGGGTCGACTGCCATAGTAATGGTCTGGAGGGCACCCATTTGGTCGCCCATCTGACGACACTCATGCCACTCGTCTCCCTTAGGAGCAGCCCAGCGATTTAGGTCTTTACGTGTTACTCCGGTGCGCTCACAGAAAAGAGGAAAGCTGTTAGCTTTAGCGTCCCACTGAAGGACCGGGAGGTCTCCAATTTTGAGGGGTTTTTCGTGGAGTACCGATGGGTCCGCAATGAGCATTGCATGCAGCTTCCAAGCTCGACTCGTAACTGACCTGCGCCAGTCAAGCCCATCCTGGTCACTGAACATCTGCGGCCATCGCGAGTGAATGTGCAGCTTGCCATCAATTGTGTCCTCTTCAAACATGCACGCGCGGTGCTCTTCCCAAATAGGACGGCCCGTCTCGTCTTCTAAATCAGCCAGCTTGGCGTAGATAGAAAACTCAGACTGATAGGTCCCCAGCATGACTTTTTCCCCACGGGGGTTAATCATGTGGAGTTCATTCAACGTCTCTTCTAAGGCCAGTACTTTTTCTGGGTCGGCTTCCTGAGGGCCTTCTACGTCGTCACCAATGGTCACGTCAGAGCGAAACCCAGGTAGGTTAGACGTCAAACCTAGGCTTGTCAGGGTGACACCACCAGTTACCACACTCAAAGCCTGGGGTACTTGGAATTGCTCGGAGTTGTCCAGACAATCGTCTACTGGACGTATGTGCCACAACATGGGGCAGTTCTCAATAAACACCCGGCGTACAGTCCTAAGCATACGTGCGGCCAGCTTTGACCCACGGGACACCACCATAATCTTAATAAGTGGGTCCAGAAAAATACGCCACGCTACGTAGATAGCTGTTAGCGTAGACTTAGCACTATAGCGGGTTGCGATGACTAGACGACGCCTGTGCTCAGACATAAGTCCTTTCTTAATGTCATCATGGATTGCCCCAGGCTCCATCCACCCCGCAACCAAGGGCTTTACGATTTCAATAAACAGCTCAAAGCTCTCCAGCCTTTTACCTTTTTCGTATAAGTCACGCACGCGTGGGGCTATCTGAAAGCCGATGTCTTCAGCCTCAGCCGCCTTAGACGTCAGGGAGAAGTTGTACATGTCCTGAATCAGGTCTTGCGTTTCTTCTCCGTGGCGTTCTTGAATGACCTGTAGATTTTCTCGTTTTTCAGCGGCGTTGATTCCCTGGCAAACACGACATACCGTGTGCCATCCCCTCAGGGAATCTTTGCCATTTTTAGGTGTAAACGTAGTGCGGGAGACCGGCTTAGTTTCGTCACACTGCACGCAAGTGCGAAGCTTACCCTCCTCCGCTTGTGCTGCCTGTGAAAGCTTCGACTTCAACATTAGTGCGTGTTCCTCCTCACGTCGGTGCTCCACTGCTCAAGTTGGCGAACACGAGTTTCAAGTTCAGATAGCCTGGCGGACTGAGTATCGAATTTCTTGTTCATATTAGCTAGAGCCAAATCTTCAAAATCACGCACCGCTTTAATTCTTTCGTTTAACACAGCTACCTCTGATGATAGCTGATGGGTAGTTACTAAGGTCCACCCAGATAGACCCATAATACCAGCTAGGGCTGCCCCTGTGAGCCACTGAGGTACACGTACTACGTCACTCACAAGTACCCCCAAAATGCTTAGCTCCCCCTACTCTTACAGCTAGGTAATATTTTAGAGCACGCCTATTTCTTAACCACTGAAGTAGACCAAAACCACCGTGTTGTTTAATGATTCCTTGCATGTTCTCATGGAACACGTCGTCACATTCTTTGCGGTTAAAGGTCTCAGGGTACGCGTACATCCAATCGTGGACATCCCCCGCAGCACTGAGATTTAATCCGTACATTGTATCAGGCACAAGCCAGCCAGAACCTTTAGGTCCCATCCCATTACACACCTTAGAAATTTCATCAGGTGTAGCTAACAGAAAAGTACTAGGTGCCTTTACCATCCAGCCTTTGTATTGGTGGTAGCTCAAGCTCACTGAACTACTCCTTGAAAGCAGAACCGCAGATGGACTCAAATGTCTTTAAGTTAGCATTAGGGTTTTTAGAGACATTATGACACCCAGCAACGACACCAGTACTTAAACCAGCACCAAGCATAGCTGCAGTAGCTAAGCACCCTTGCAGCATACAAGTGACCAGAATAATTCCTCCGGTCTTTATAATTGTTTCTTTAATCACGGCGTCCAGCCTCCTTGAAGGTCAATTGCGCGCAAAGCAGATAGGTCTTCTGCGTTGTCGATATCGTTCTCCAAAGTGCTTTCACGGTTGGAGATTTCAAAAATACGGGTAGACATAGCGGTTACTACAGTCTGCCACTGGGTGGCATTAAGACGTAAACGCTGTTTTACGCCCTCGACCTTGACTACAAATGGGATGCCATCAGCCGGGTACCCCACACCAGAAGACAGAGCGCCTGCTAGCATAGTGTATTTGTGGGTAGCGTCAGGGTCCATTGGAAACTCGTAATCAGCACCATCAATTGCAATGGTAATATCTGTAATTCTTAACTGGTCAGCCGTTAGGTCAATTTGGGCTTTAGCTCGTTTTTTGGCTAAGTCTAAACTTAAGTCTTGCCATGCGTATGTTTGGGTAGCACGGTCACCGTTTATAACGATACCGCTCTCAACCATTTCTTGGTGCGGTAGCCCACTTGGTATGGAAGGATTGTCAAGCCTGCGTACACCCCAGCCAACTAAAATGCTATCTGGTAGCGTGCGTAAAGCCTGGACAGACACTGGGTTTCCATTGGCGACAGACGCGACGCTAGAAGCGTGCGCGGGGCTAGCACGTCGCCACGCCCCTGATTCAACTGAAAATGTTGCGTACATGTTACTTCCCTGGAATTGGTGGTAAACCGGTGCCGCTCACAATATTTGCCATGGTAATATAGTGATACGTCGTACCCGAGCTATTAAGCAAGCTGTTGGTGTCTTTAATTTTCCATCCGGTTGCCAACGCATCTATAGTAAGTCCTGATGTTGTTTCGGCAGCACTATCGTCCATGGAAAAGTATTTAGTAAGTGGCTGCACAGTGTCACGGGCCGTATCAAAGCAAATCCAGCCGCCTGTACCTGATGACTTAATAATTATCCAGCGGCTTTCAAACCCAACACTTAGCATTGGGCCGTCTGCGTCCCCGTTTCCTACATACGTGCCAATCTGGCAGACTCCTGGAACACTGCGAAAGCAATACATTACGTAAGTCCCAGCGCCAAATATGGTGCCCCCGTTAACTAATGTAGATGTAGGTAACGCTGTGTACACGGCGGAGTTTGTGGCGACAGCGTCGGTTGTATCCAACTTTGCGTATTGCGTACCCCCCATCCCTGACATCCAGGTGTACCACGCATCTGTACCATTACGTCTTTTAATAGTCACAAACCCAGGAGCGCCTGACAACCCATGCCCATAAGTGGCGGCTGAACCAGTAGCGGTCAGCGTAGCAACAGACATGTGGCCTTCGGGTGCGACTTGGACTGTTGTGTCAATAGACCCATTTTCATTGGTTGCGGTTGTTCCGTTGTTGCCTTTCCAGCACCATGCGACGTAGTTGGCACCGCTGTCGTTAGTGTTGTCGGCGTCGTCAACGCGAATGCCATCAGATTGAAAACTGTCTAATCCAGCTTCGGTCGCTTCAGCGCTATTAGCATCCGAAGCAACTACTTTTGTAACGCCTCGACTTGAGTCTATAAGTTTGTGACTCTGAGAGCCATTTAGGCGTTTGTGCCATAGAAAATCAGGCTTAAATCCCGCGCCGGTAATATCGCGGTTGTCAGCCGCGTTTCCTGTGTAAAGCAGTGTCTGGAATACATCGACGCCCTGCGCAGATGGCGCTGCCAGGTTGCTGTACTTTGGAGGCGTATACCCTGTCGTTGGCGTGTGGGTCATGTCAGCGACCTTTGCGACAATGCGGGCGTCTGCATTGTTGTACGCGTCCATAGCGAAGAATACCGGTGCTTCCAACCCTGCCGAGCTTGTCGTTGACTGCAATGAGCCGCCTTTGTACCAGCGAATCACATTGTCATCCAAATTGACCTCAATCGCTATTCGGTCGTTAGTGGTAAATGATGCCGGTGAGCTATCGATGTTCGAACCCTCGTGGTTTATTTGCCCACTTGGGTCATACCCATAACTTCCTGGTACAGCAGAGGAGCCTAGTTCATGCGAACCGGACGTAGCATGTACAGAGTTGTCGCGCATAGTAGCCGCATCCATCAGGCCAACCTTAGGGTAGCCGGATGCGTTGTTGGTAATGTCAAACTCAATAACGTGCTTACCCGAGTAAAACCCTGGCGTGACGACCAGCAAATTAGCTTCGGACCCGTCAGACGAACCGCCAACAGCCCCGCCCTGCTCGAAATAAACGTTTCCGCCACCACGGTAAAGCGGGTTGAAAATCGGCAAAGGGTCTGTAGGAGAATCGTCGCTGCCATTGGCCGAGTCAGACATACTGCTTGCGGTGAAATTATTGCCTTTGCTGCTATCGTCTGTGCCATCGCCGATGTCGCTAGCCAGGAAAAAACTCGCAGTTCCGCCAGCGTTAGCAAGCGCTTTTAAGTCGGCTTCAGATTTAGGATAGTAAACGGTTCCGTTCGTTCCCACGGTGTGGCTGTCCCACACGTCGCTTGGCGTAAGCACAGTGTTATCCGCGTGCAGCATAGCGGTAATCGAGCCCTCCCAGTAATGGTTCAACGAACTGTAGCTCTGCACACCAATATGCTGGCTAGTGCCATTGTTCCAGGCTGTATCATAATTTAGACTGGGGTTTGTGCGACCCGTCGATTGTTCTACAGAATTGACATACAGCCGCCAGCGATGTTCCGCAGTCGAATTTGCGGTATCGCAAACGCATAAAAACGTGTACCACTCACTATCGTGTATTAGACCATCGCTGCGAACAGCGGCATTTACAGCGCCGCCGCTGTAATCGAAAAACTGAAGGTCTCCTTCTTGGCGCAACAAAAGAGTGGTCTGCGACGAAGTACCGCTCGCACACTCGAAAATGTGGCGATTACGTGCGCTAAAATCAGTAACTCGAAAAGCCCCAAATATCGACCATTTGCGAGTGCTAGTCCCCGTTACGCTACTGCGTGATAGATAATCCGCACTGCCGTCGAACCACGCAGAACGAGTTATGTTATCGGCCCCAAGCCACCCTCCACCAACGTCATGGTGTCGTGAATTGAATGGCATAGTGCCCCCCTAAGCAGTGATAAACCACGTGCCAATGTAAATGTCGTCGGTGTCGTCCCACTCCAGGACAACGTGTAGGTAGTGTCCATCCGTCAATGAACTGGTGTCAGGTGCAGCGCCATCTTTCCATTTTACAGAAGAAGGCCAGCCGGTGACGGTGTACAAGGTTCCACTACGTTCAAACGTAATGGTAAACGTAGCATCACCAACGCCAGCTCCGGGGTTACTTAAGGTAATCCCAGTGATGCTGTGTCCCATTGTCATGCGTTTCTTGTTGCCACCCCCAGACGCACTAAAATCAAATGTAGGTGTAGCACTTGAGGACACAACTTCAGCCGTCATGTTTTGACGACCGAGCCAGTCATTGTCTCCGGTCAAGGTAATAGCGTTAGCTACTTCTTGTAACTCAACCCAGACAGCAGATTCGTCTGTCTTGTCAAGACATAGGTATCCTTTGTCAGCCGAAGTGTCTACCCAAACATCACCAACTTCGTAGCCGGTGCTGTTATCTGCAGCAGACGTTGGAGCAGAAGTTCCTGTGTATATCCCAGGTACAGCTAGGCTTACTCGGGCTGCAGGAGCTGAGGTGGATGCGGTACCACCATTGGCCAAACTAATGGGAGACCCTAGGCTACCTATCGCAGCGCTGTCGACGTATGTCTTGGTTGCTGCGTCTTGGTCAGACGTGGGGTTAGCTACGTTCTTAATACGGGTGCTTTTGGCGTCCCATATCTCATCCGTAGCTTTACCTAGGGCAACCTCGGTCTGGTCAATGGCCTCTTGGGCCATGTAGAACACCTGGATTAAGGCGTTGTCAAGGTCAGCTTCAGTCAGCGGGCCTGGAGTAAAGTCTACGTCCCTAGCTGACCTAGAGGTGCTACGCTCCAGAACGACTTTGTCGTTTAAGGCCGCCCCGGTATCGAGGCGTACTTTAGTTGCGGTAGGGAACGTGTAGTCATCTGTAGCCACCAAAGAGCCATTCTTATAGACAGTCACATCCTCTTCCGCTTGATAGGGAAAAGTGATGGTAAAGTCAGTCTGACTCGCGGTGGCGGTGTACACGTCACGTGCGAATGCCATTATCAGTCTCCTGGTAGTTGTTCAACGAGTTGCCTTAGAGCTACTACTGGCAACGTGTTTGCGACGGGTAGACGAGCTTCCGCAGTCTTCTGTACTGCTTCCATGTCACCCTCGGCTATATCTCGTGCGAATTTCATACCTGTTCCTATCATACCGAAAGCAGGTCCCGCTAACGCACCAGGGCCTTGGTTCTGCTTAAAACGAATGTATTCGGGATTTACAAGCTCACCTTGGGTTCCCGTGATTGCTTGAAATAGCCGGTTGGTCGGGTCAGCAAACTGAGTACCCATAACGTCCAAAACCGTACCCTGCACACCGGTTACGTAAGGTGACCTCAAATAGGCTTCGGTAATAACTCTCCATATGTCCTGTGAGTCACCCGATTCTAAAGCCTTAGATAACTTTGACTCTTCCCCACGGATTGTATCCCTAAGGTGTGAGCCAGCTCCTGCAAGCGCCAAAGCCATCGTGCCAGACCACAGTACACGTGCGTCATACGGGCGCATCATTCCCAGTTGAACTAGGGGAGCAAACCAACGTTCTCCTGCAGCGTACGTGAAGCTTTGAAACTGAAGAACCAAGCGTCCAAGTGGGTTAGCCCTAAGGAACGGACGGTCACCTAGACCAGGGTCAAGAAGAGCTTCGTTGCCTGCACCATTAACGGCACGATAGAAGCGGTCCACAAGGTCAGAATGCCCATCGGTTGTCCAAGCTTCTAAATCAGGAATTCTGATGCCTGAAACGTCCTTTGAGTGAAGGTCAAACAGCTCCGACATCTTACGTGCTTCATCAGCACCAATACCATGCTTTGCATAAAATCCCTTAAGGTCTGGGCGTAAACTATCATACTCTTTTAGGTCCTTAGAGATTTGACGCATAAACCCAACCCCGAACGAGCCTCGTACCCAACGATTCCATCCATGCAACAAGTTGGTCCACATTTCTACCTGAGCTATGCTGGATGCCTTACGCTGGATAGTAGCCATAATCCCGCCAGGAACCTGCAGAGAAGCAGAATCTATGTCTAGACGTGAATGAATCATGCCATTGTCTAAGACTCTAGCGCCACGCATGTATGTAGCTAACAATTCGTTGTCGGCTGCAATCTCATCTAGAATTCGGCTGTTATGTAGCGGGCGTAGTAAGTCTACAATGCCGGTACCAACGCGTGTTCCAGCGAATGCACCGATGGCCACGTCGGCTATAGACGCCAGCAGTGACATGCCTAGTGCCATAGCCGTAGTTAAACTTTGGGTTATCGAGACAATACGGTCGTATCCTTCATTAGCGTGTCTAAGGTGGTCACTACGAGTGAATTCCCCGAATGCCCGTTCCATAAACTCCGTGTTGTCGTTAAAATCGTTGTTAAGTCTACGAATTTCAGCCTCGGCGGCTTCACCAGACATGGCCTCACGCACTTTGCTTACGTCATTTTCCAACCCTTCTTGTAAGTATCGGGTTAATCCTTCGTACACATCAGTTTCATCTTCACCTAACAAGCCCTCTTTGCGAAGAAACGGTAGGTATTTTCGGCGCATCTCAAGCTGCCGACCAACGGCTTGAGTGTAGATTTCCATGTTCATTCCAGAGTCACGGTTTAGAAACCTCTGCCACCGTTCTAGATGACGTACACCCTTTAGGTTTAGTGCACGATGCTTAAAGAATCTTGAGGTCTCTAAAGCCTCATCTACATGAAAACCCCCAGGATTACGGTTTTTACGGATGGCGTCTGCAATGCGTCGTGCTTCGGCGTCTAGTCTCTTTGCACCTTTGCGTTTAATGGCGGCCCGGTTAGCCTTGTTTAGCTGCTTCTTTAGCTTTTTAACTTCAGCCTTAGTACCCCTACCCTTACTTGCCGCCTCTCGCATCTGCTGTTGCAAGTCTCGCATAGTTACCTTTAGACTTGCGGCTTTCCTAGGGTCATCGTAAATCTGCATCCTGAGACTCTCTTCGTATTCTTTTAGCTTCCTAAGGTTCAGCATCATGTTCTGTTCAGTCTCGATGCGACGCTCCAGTCTTGCAAGCCTAGTGGTCATATCATCAAGCTTTTGGGTCTCAGCGTAGGATTTATAACCATCTTGTCGTGAGGACGGTTGATTTACTAACTTCTGTTGTTCCTGTACCCTTACTAGGAGATTTAAGTGAGCACGAGTTATCCGTGCAATACGCTCATCACCATCAGCCAAAACTTCTTCTACCTGACGGTTACCAAACTTACGAAGCTCGGCTTCCAGACGTTTTTGGTTAATTTCAATAGCTTCATTAAGCTTAGTTCGTCTAATTTCATCCCAGTCATCCAGAATGATTTTAACTAATTCAGGGTCTTCATCTTGGATTCTAGCCAGAAAATCCGCCCATTCTTCGCCTTCCTTAGGTAACGGAAGGTCGACCGTAGTTACCACACCTTCTGGTGTTTGCGCAGCAGCCTCATCGGCTCTACGGTCAGCGGTCTTTACGACGGCATCGCGCACAAACTCCATGTCAGGTACGCTACTTATCAGTTCTCTGACTTGCTCAGTAAACGGCGTCATGTTAGCGCCGACCATTTCAGCGTTCCAATTTTGCGGACGGTAGCCGGAAATTAGTTCTTCTTTTTTAATGAACCCAAGCTCAACCTCAGCCTCACCAAAATCCTTAAACCATTTGTCGTCATGGTCTGCCATCTCGCGAATAGCGTTTTCAAACTCAGCGTTTTTACCTGCTGGAATTTTCCCATCCAACATGCTTATTGCAGCCTTCATTCCCAGCTCGTCGCCTTCCCCTCTCGCTTGCGCAAAAATGTCAGCGGCGTGACGAAATTCAGCCTGGGTTGGGAACTCGGACGAAGTCGGCATTAACTCATGATTGTGAATACGATTCCTTAGAGAACCCACATCATAGACGTCAAGAGTCATACGGTCGTAGATGTTCTGCGTCTTGACTTCATGCACCACCATCCGCGTGTGCATTCTTTCTAGCCCTTCTTGCATAGTTTCTTCGCGAGCCTGCCCTGCGATGTCTTCGCCGGTCATGGTGCTAATTTTGTACATCCTTGAGAGGACCCCGGCCAGCCGGGAGTTTAGGTCAAGCCCTTTTAACCGGTCTGCGGTTGCTTGCTTAATTGCGTCAGCCAGTCGACGCTTAGGAGACCTCCACTTTTTCACAAACCCAAGTGGTATTCTGGACAGTATTTCAGAGCCGGTGCCCCTAACAGCAGTAGGGGAAGTAAGTTCTTCTGATGACATAGGAACTTTACTTTCAAAGCCTTCCGTGTTTACTTTGGCGGCACCTAGTGACGCATCCTCAAGTTCTTGTATGTCTTTAAGTCTATCATTTAGAATCTTATTGGTGTCCTCCACGGATACCACCTGACCGAAAAACTTCGGAGCAGCAGACCCTAAAATGGCACCAAACACGCCACCAAGCCCAACGGCTATAGCGATTTCTTCCATTTGAATCCCAGGGTCAGTCAGGGATTGAGCAAACGCTTCAACGCCACCTTCTACTGCACCAAACGTAGCCACACGCCTAGAAGCAGCAATTCTAGCAGCTCGGCTAGTCTGAGTTACTATACTAGCCCCTACACCTAGGGGATTGAACGTAACGGCAGAGGCTGCTACATCCAAAGAAATACCCGCTCCAGCTCCCAGTAGCCACGGTATCCAATCAGAATCCTGGGAGATTTGCCTGTTGCGACCGTATTCCTGGATACGGCTAATCATCATCTCCAGTTGCTCACTGTTGCGGGTATCTTGCAGGTCTTCAATTAGTTCGGCGTAACCTTTGTCGCCTGCTTTGGCCTTAACCATCGCGTCGGTTACGATTTGGGACCAATTAGGGTTACCCTGGATTAACTGGGCCACGTTGTGGCTGGGGTCCAGGTACGAGGGCACTTGGTCCCTGAGTGCCCAGTTGGTGAACCCGGTAATAATACCAAACTGCTTAAAGCCACTCTCGGCTGCCTCAAGAATTCCTGGGTCAGTGTCAGTGCTAGGCATCGCAGGCATCCCCGCGAAGGTATCACGGGGAGCCATAAGGAGGTCTGAAGTGGACTGAACCAACGAGAATTTCAAGTCGTCCAGGTTAATTACCTCAGGTGAGGCAACAATTGGACGCTCGGGGATTTTGGTCCCGTCGAAATTATCCAGGTCACTCATGCGGACCTCCTTAGTCAGTTGAAATGCGAGATGTACCCATGTACATGGTGGCTTCACGATTGCGTCGGTTCTGCATGCCCTGCCTGATGTTGGCGTTAGGGTCTGCAACTTTAAGCGTGCTGCGAATTATTTGTGCGGCGAGTGCGTCATTGCCACTCTTGATGGCTGAAATTAACTTTGGCCCCATTACTGTTGGTTTACCGTCGCGCCCCCACCGGCTGCTGTAAATAAACGAGTGGAGTGCCATCCTCTGGTGTGCCTTCAGGGCAAACCCATCAAACTCTTTACGAAGATATTGTTCGTGGGTAGCCACTACAAAGCTGGTCAGAATACTTGCTTCATCTTCGGTAATGCCCCGTTTTTTGACCTCAGCTAAAGTAGTTCCAGCAGCCTCCAGTCCAGCCTGGACATCAGCACGCTCTAGGTACGTGCCATGCCCAATGTTGTATTGGTCTGCCCCTGGGTCCTTGTAGGGGAACGGCTCGAAGCCTTCGGAGCGGGCAATAAAGTTGACGACATCGGTCATGAACGGTGTCATCATCCCGCCCTTAAGCTGGGTGCCCTGTGAGCCCCCGGCTCTCCGAGTAATATCCTCGGCAGCTTTTAGAACCTCTTCGAAAGACTGGGCACCTTCGTCGGCGACACCCAGGACAGACACGTGGTAGGTTCCGTTGTTTACACCATCCACCAGGGCTTGGGTCATCTTATCACGCAGTTTGGTGTTGTAGTTCGACCGCTGGGTTACACTCAGCTTATCGACTGCAGTGAACCCAGGGCCATTTGCGTTCTCAGGCAGCATGCTCTCAGGAGCCACAGCTTCTCCACCTTCCTGGCGGCGCTTCCACTCCCGGAACAACCGAGTACGCTCACGGTGACCCTTGGGTAGAGTCTTGGTCGCTTCCTTGTACGCAGCCTCGATACGCTCGTCGGTCCACGTCTCAGGTTCATCCGAGGCCACAGCCTGGGAGATTGCCTTGGCTGGTACTTGACCGGCTTCGATAGCTGCCTGCTTGGCTTTGTGTGCTCTCAGTGCTATGTTGACCATCATGAGCTGGGCGGAAGCGGTACTGCGACCGCCTGGGTCTGAGTACCCGCCCTTACTTGCTGGGCGCAGAGCATACTCTAGGCGAGACTGCATCTTCAGCAGTTCGCCCTCTGGCATCGCCAGGGTTCCATTGGCTGAATCCCAATATTGGTTCGCACGCAGAGATATAGTTGCTCTATTCTCTACCTCGCGAATCATCTTGTCCTTCACAGCGTTGACCTTGGCTGCTATAGCTTCGCTCTGCTCTTGAGTAAGCATGGGCGTCCGGCGCCCCAGGTGTCGACGCAGTTGCCATGTGTTGTTGGCGTTGTTCCATAGTAGGTGCGATTTAGAAGACACCTGTACACGGTTGTAACCTTTAGGAAGTGTGGCTGTGATACCTCGGTAGGTAAACTTTTCACCGGGAGCCGCTGCTTCCACAATTACGCGGTCTGGATGATTGGGGTCATCCCCTATCTCAAAGAATCCATTTAGACCCAGGGACATCGCCAGTTTCTCAGGTATACTTATGGGCACTCCGGGCTTCAGGATGAACTCTTGCAGCCCAGCGCCAGTGTCAGCCGTCATCAGGACAGACCCATCACGCTCAGTAGTGTCGTCAGAGACATACCCCAGCTTCTTAGTGAGACCTTGGGCCTCTACCTCGGCAACGAAGTCGGCCACCTCCAGGGGTCCGGCCCCTTTGTATCGCATAGTAGTGCCATTGCGGTCCTCCACCATCGTAGGAGTACGCCGCTTGGTCCACTTGGGCTTGCCGTCACTACCAACCTTACCCAGCTCTAAGTCATCCTTGAATAATTCCAGGAATGCTTTTGCGACATCATCCATCGAGGCGTTGGCATTTACACCAGCCCCTACGCCAACGATGTCAAGCAGCCGCTCAGCATGTACGCCTCTCAGTTCTTGACTCAAGTCTTCCCAGGCGATGTTTTCCATACCCAGCTCTTTCCTTAGGTCCTTGGTTTCGTCGCCAAAGATGTGTCTGAAGGCAGCAGCATTTACGGCGTACTTTGACACCTTGGGGATTGTTGGAAATAGGTTGTTTTTCCTGGCGAGGTCGTAGAACGCACCTCCCCACTTACCATCCCGGTCTTGAAGAGCCTCCGAAAGGCGCTCCTGAATCTGAACAGAGTCCTGGATGTTGACGTTTTCGGTCGCGAAAAAGATGGCTTGGGCCGTGTCGTCAGATAGGTAGTTGCTGATACCGTACTTACCCCTCTTCATTGCCGTTCGGATAAAGATGCGGGCAATGGCCATTTCCTCGGTGTTACCCTGGACTATCATACCCCGTAGCTTATTCTGGAGAGGCTTGGGCATTATATTCTGGGATGCAATAAACATGAACTTTGCATCGGTAAATGGCGCAACACCTTTATTTTCCAGCGCCTCATACTTTTTAGATACCATGGCTGGGGTCCAACCGTTATTTTTGGCAGTAGAAGCAGGACGACTGTCAACCTCGGTTTTCTCAAATTCTGCTTGTATTGCCTTGTGTAGCTTTATGCGCGAATCTTGCCACTCAGGGTTCTCAGGGCGTAACGCCGTACGCTCTAGGGCGTTGTTCATCCACTGGAAGACTTTGATTGGGCTCTCGCCCGAAGCTACCATTTCTTCGGCTTGCGCCATGATTTCGGTAGCGCGTTTACCTACGTGCAGATACCAATTCTTCTCTTGCTCCTCTTGCAGGGAGGCCACCTTGGCTGGTGTTAGCCGGTCTGCGACCGATGAACCACGCTTTTCGTCGTACCGGTATAGCAGAGCAGTGGCTCGGTTAGCAATCTCTTGGTCAGCCGATGCGGACATACGTCCTATCAACTCATCCATCTGAGTTTGAGCCGTCATCACCCCCTCAACGACGTTGGTACCTGATGTAGCAGCAATCTGATTAACCAGTTTGTTCATATCCTCCAGTGAGGAGATGGAACCGGTTTTGAGACCAGACCTCAGTATTGGTGTCAGCCTGTCCTTGAGTTGTCCCTGCTGGAACTTCTCCATGGTAGCCTGACGGTCCTTAAGCGCACCTTTGACAGACTTGTTATACGTATCCGTGAACTTAAGGGCAGCACGTGGAGGCAGCCCCTTTAGCTTATTATTTAAGAAATCCTGGCTCAGCTTAGGGCCATATATTTCAGGGCCAGCCTTTTTTAGTTCGTTGATAAATTTAGTAGCTTCAGCCGAAGCCAAGGCATCAGCCACGGCTAGCGGAGCATAGCGCATGAAGTTTACCCTTCCCGCCTGTTGCTCGGGCACAAAGGCACCATAGTTACCAGACCTAAGAGCCTCCCAAGCTTCCTCAGGTCGTTTATACACACTTTGAGCCACCTCAGCTATAGCTATCTCGTCTTGCAAAACGCGCTTTTTCTCTTCTTCCTCACTAAGCCTACCGGCAAACTTAGCAAATCCAGCCGCTATTGCACCAAAGCCGCGACCTGCTGCAGCCGGATTCATTTGGGCTGCAATATTAGGGACGGCACGTTCCACAATACCAGAGCGCCTCGTTGGCTGCCGCCGATTGATAGGTAGTACCATCAGTTATCTCCTATGCATAACTTGTCCCATAACTTCGAGAACCGCTAGTTAGCAGGTTTCGACTAGTGGGAGTAGATGTGAGTGGCTTCCGCATGTTACTTAAACCGGTTGTTCCGCCGCCAGCCGGTGCTGTATATGAAGGCGTAGAAGTTGGAGTTGCGTTAAACGCGAAGTCGGACTGTGCAAGTGTACCAACAGCATTACCAAAGAAGCTCAAAGTGTTAGAAGCGATTGCCGACTTAGTTTGCTTACGTGCAGCAGCGTTTTCCTGAAGGATAGCGATGCTTCTAGCTCGGCGTGCGCTCTGCGCTTCCTGGCGGTTTGACTCGATACGAGCTGTATCCAATCCGGCTACTGCACCAGCAGCCCCTCCAGCGCGAGCAAGAGCTGCCGCTGTAACCCCACCGTCTGCTCCTGAAGCAATAAGGCTTCCAAGTTCAAGGTCAAACGCTCGTGCTACATCTGACTTCTCTTCTTGTGCGATAAGGTCTGCACGCCTCTGTTGGCGCTTAAGTTCCTCGACTTCCAATCTAGCCTGCTCGTCCCGTGCCCTCTGTTGTTGTTTGAGGGCTGCGTTTTGGGACATCATCTCAAGTCCCTTAAAGGCCATACTGGCGGCCATCATTGCCATTTCACCCATTAGCCAGCCCTCCCTGTTTCATTGAAGAAGCCACGCCACTGGACGGATGTAATGACGCTAGGTAGTGGTTTGTCGTTAATGAATTCTAACTTGGTAAGTTCTGCACGGGAATGTAGCTTGTGTCTAGCAGAACCAGCAGCCTCTAAGGAGGCGTCATCTACTGCTAGGCCACCGCCTAGTACCTTACCTTCGAACTCGTAGGACTTAGCAGGACGCCCGCCATCGGACGTGGTAGTCAGCTTGTAGTAACCGGTCTTCTCGTACAAGACCGTAATGTCCTGTAGCTGTAGCCGACCGGTGAGAACTGGAGAATTCTCTTGACGTGGATAAATCTTACTGAGTTCCGTCGTCATTGTGTAAGGACGCCCAACGTAGACCGCTTTCGAACTGTAGTTACCCTTAACTGTCAAGGTAGTACCTGAAGCGTATGACTCGACAGCCAGGAGGGCTCCGGGTACATCACAGCTAGCACCACAGACTACCTCGGCGTTATTTTCGTTGTCCCAGGTCGTTGTTATGGTTGTCAGCCCGGTACTCGCGCTGTACGAACCTGTGAGTAAAGTCCTTTGGTCGAGCAAAGGCATCCAGGGCATTCCTGTTGCAACTTCTTCGCGGTCAATGGGCAATATCTCAAGGTAGATGTTTCCGTCTTCCCTTTCGATAATGAGGTGGACTCGCCCACTGAAGACGTGGAATCCGTGGATGTATGCGGCTGCTTCGGTAGCTCCGAAGATGTATTTGCACCATGCTGATTGGAGTTTCTCTGAGTCGTCGAAGAAGGTGTTGTAGACATAGAGTGAGTTCTGCTCCCCGGTTGTCAAAACGAAGAGCGTCTGTGCGGCAGCATCTCCCATCATCTGAGTCACGTCAGTAGGGATATACGTTCGCACATGGCGCGTAATGTCCGTAGCCGTGTTGGAAAAGCTTCTGTCCTGGAAGTAGTACTCGTAGATGACTGCGGAGTTCTCGATGTCACTAGCAAAGTACATTACGTCACCCAGGGACGCAGGCTTAGCCAATCGGCTTCCACGGTATGTCGTTGCTTGATTCAAGTCTGCCGTCTCTGGAGTCAGAGCCCTACCTTCACCAGACTCAAGCTCAAACTGAGCGTTGGCGCTGGTTAAGAACAGCAGTTTACGGAACACCTTACCAAACTGTAGGATGTTGACTTGCTCGGTCGTGGCTCCGCGTTCAATCGGGTCAGAGTCTAGGACATCCGTAGCCTTTTCGGCAAACAGATTGAACACGTCACCGGATTGTGACAGGTAACAAGTCTCATCACTTAGGAAGCCTAGGCGGTTGCGGTAGAAGATAATGTCATTGACTACTCCTCCGATAAACCCAGGTTCCGGGTTAAGTGTCGCGTCGCCAGCCGCTCGGTCGTCCCAAGTAGCAGCAGAGTAGGTGTACGTGGCTCCATCGGCACTGCGGACAATCTGATGGGGCATAGAAGCCTCATCAAACCCGTTGGCAATTGTAGGGTCCACGGTCTCAGTCCAAACAGACCCAGTGTCATCTTTTACAAAGTACGAGCCAAACCCATCGGTGTCCTTCCCAATGACCTTACGAATGCTCCCACCACCAGAGGCACTAGGCAGGTCCGCGAAGGTCTGGTCCGTACCCGCAATGGTCCCGGTGGACTTAGGTCCCATCCGGGTAGTCACGTTGCGGTTGGTGATAAACGTGAAGTCGGCCACAGAAGTAATCAAGAAGTCCTCAGGGTCTCCTCCCAATAGGTACGTCAGGTCTTTGAACGTGGCGCGGATATTGATAGTGTCTGAAGCGGAGCTAGCAGCATTCGTAATGGTAAACCGAACGTAGTTGTGGTCTCCCGTCGCGACCGCGTTAATGGTTGTGGAGAAGCTGCCGGACCCTCCACTTTTACCGGTTGCGATGTCGACCCAACTACTTCCGTTTGCGCTGCCTTCAACTTTGAACACAGTAGAGGCGTCGCTAAGTTCGTACGTCCAGGCGAA